TCTTCCTGTTCGGTCGCGGCCCGGACGAGGACGAAACGCCCTTCAACAAAATCTATCCGCACATCGACACGCTGACAGCGTTCCTGTTCGCCGCCGAGACAACGAAATTCACGATTCAGTTGCCGCCGGGCGCAGACGAGCACGAGTATTTCCGGGTGCCAGTGCTGTCGAGAGCGGTCAACGAGGCTTGGCTAACGTCAAATGCCGATGCGGTGTTCTCGCAAGCCCTGACATGGGCGCTTGTCTACAACACGATGATTATCAAGCTGATCGTCCGGGGGTCGGATGTCAATCCCTTCCCGGTCGACCCTGCTTCGTTCGCCGTGCTTCGGGAGGACTTGTCCTATACCGACCGGCAAGAGGCAATGGTTCACACCTTCTACACCACCAAGTCGCAGCTTGAGTCGGACTTGGCAAGCCACCCGGACAAGAGTCACATCCTCGGCTACCTGTCGGCCTACCGGCGATCTGACGTTCAGCAGAAGCCCTCCGGTTTGGATCGGGTCATCATGTCTGCCGTCGCCCCGAACGTCATGGGCAACGTCGTCACTCCCTTCAACGCCAACATCGACTACGTTCCGAAAGTGGCGGAAGAACTGATCGAGATGGACGAGCTATGGGTGTGGGACGACGACGAGGCCGATTACCGGGTTGTCACTCGGGGCGAAAATGCCGTCACCATCTACGACCGGAAGAACTTCTTTGTCGATGGCGAGGTGCCGTTCGTCCAGATTTGCCCGAACCCCATGTACTCGTACTACTGGGGGCTGTCCGAAGTGGATCGCCTGACGGGGCTCCAGAAGTGGCGCAACGAGCGGGTGCGGCAGATCAAGGACTTGCTCGACAAGGAGGTCACGCCTCCGACCTCAGTAACCGGCTGGATGGGCATCCTCGACGAAAAGAACTTTGCCCTGAACAGAGCCGGCGGCTTGCTAGCAACGGATTCTATGCAAGCCAAAGTCGATCAACATGCCCCGAAGATTCCCGAGAACATCTTCACGGTTGTGCATGAGATTGACTCCAGCTTCGCGGAGATGTCGGGCCTTCAGAATATCATGATGGGCAAGGGTGAGTCGGGCGTCCGCTCGGGCCGGCAAACGTCGGAACTGGCGCGGCTCGGATCGGCCAGGTCGAAGAAACGGGCGCTGACGGTCGAGGACTCGCTGGAGAAGATGGCGACCCTCTACCTCAAGTGCATGAGGAAGTACGACACCCACGACTACCTTGACACCAAAGGGACACCGTTCATCGCGCAACAGTTCTCCGAGCAATTCGTGGTGAAAGTGGATGCTCACTCGAACTCCCCTCTGTTCTCGGAAGATCACGCCAAGATGGCGCAGGAACTCCTTGAGGCTCACGCTATCGACCGGGAATCCTACATCGAGATGCTGAACCCTCCCGGATCCGAGATGCTGAAGCACAAGCTGAAGGACATCGAGAAGAAGGAAGAAGAAGCAAAGAAGGCCGAACAGCAGGCCGAGGCGCAGGGCGCTCACAAGCCAACTGTCAAGAAATAGTTGACACCTCAGAACTGGTTAGCGTACAAACCGCTTGTCCGAGTAATTGCCACTGAGAAATCGGTGGCCGGTTCGGCAAACGGTCTGGCTGACCCGTTCAAAGTTGGCCGCTCACTGGGAGAGCATCATGGCGAAACGCGGCCGGAAGCATCGCAAGAGCAAGCGCTAATCACGCTCGGGGGACATCAGCCCCCGTCAAGCTCCGCTTGACAATACTCTCTCAACTGGTTTCCAATACAATCTGTTTATCCGCAAAGGGGTTTTCTGAATGAACCCGCTCAACGTCGCACAGTCGCGTGTAGCGAACAAGCAACCGATCCAAGCCGCCCTCCAGTTGGGTCTGACTGGCGTCCGCCGCTTGCTCGGTGTGGCGTATGGGGTCAACCTCAACGCGCTGAGCACCGATACGGCCATCCCGCTCAACCTCGTTCCTGAAGTTGCAGCCGGCGCAGCTTACTACCTGATCCGTGGCGTTCAGGTCAATAACGCCTCCGTGCCCCTGACGACCGCCCAAGGGGCGCTCTACACTGCCCCAGGTGCCGGGGGGGACAACATCGTCGCTGCCGCCTCCCTGTCGAGCCTGACTACCGCGACCAGTAACCTCGATCACACGATTGCCGCCGTCGGCTCGAACAAGGTGCAGACAGCCAACACCGTCTATTACCGCTGCACGACCGCCCAAGGCGCACCCGCCACGGCGGACGTTTATATCTGGGGCGAGGTTCTGCCGTAATGGAAGTCCCCGGCAACAACCAGTATCTCCGCATCAACGCCAACACGGCGGGGATGCAGGTCAAGCCCGGACAGGGAACTGTCCATACGGTGTCCATCAACGTCAAGGGTACAAGCAGCAACGTCTTGACCCTGTACGACGGCACCATCACTTCCGGCACGGTCATTGCCAACATAGACACGACATCGAACGTAGGGTCGGTCACGCTCGATGCCTCGTTCGTCAATGGGTTGTTCGCCGTGCTGGCGACAGGCACCGCTGCCGACCTGACGATCACCTTCCACTGAGAACACCATGCCAATTGATCCGAAGCTGACGGCGATGATGGGCAAGAGTGGCCCGACTCCTCCTCCGGGTGGCCCTGCTGGTGGTGTCCCCGGACTTCCCGGCGGCGCACCAGGCGGTGCCAGCCCGCCGGTTTCTTCTCCTATGTCGACCCCTCAGCCGAACTCCGGCGAGAAGGAAGCGGCGAAGATCAAGGTTCAGCAGGCGATGGACTTGCTGGAGCAGTCCCTCCCCGATTTTGGGGCCGAGTCGGAGGAAGGTGGAGCCGTGCTGCAAGTCCTTTCGACCCTCGGCAAGAAATTCGGCGGACAGGATCGCGCCCGCTCCAAAGAACTGATGCCTGCGGAACTGATGAACCTGATGTCCTCTCTGCCTCGCGGCCCCGGCGGCATGAAGCCCCCCGGCCCCGGCGGCGCTGGTGGCCCTCCGGGCGGCGGAATGCCCCCTCCCGGTGGTGGTATGCCTCCCCCCGGTGGCGGGATGCCGCCTCCTCCCATGTAACAGGAGACTGAAATGTCCGACAACACCCTATTCCGCCCCAAGGCTTTTTCGATCCGCGACCCGCTCGACAAGAAGCGTCATCACGGTGCCATCGTCAATCCGCCGCGCACCGCCCGCTTGGGTGGCCTCGACCAGACGAAGGAACCGAACGGCCCCTACAAGAACGACATGAACTTGTCGAAGCCGGGCGGCACGAAGCGGGCGTCCAAGTAACAACTGAGGAGGGCTGACAAATGGCTGTATCTCTCGAAGGCATGACCCCGGAACAGATCGCCGAGATGGCGATGCTGACGAAAACCATGTCCGACAACCCGAAAACTCGGGGTCGGTTCTTGGGGATGATGAAGGAACTCGATCCGAACACCTCCATTCCGGAGGTCGATATCGCTCGGGGCATCTTCGGCGCACTCAAGCCGGCGCTCGACAAGATCGAGAAGCTGGACAACGAGGCGCAAGTCCGTCGTGCCGAGGCGGAAGTCATGTCCCGCCGCAATTCGCTGTACGAGTCGGGATTCACCAAGGCAGAAGTTGAGTCGGCAGAGAAGCTGATGATCGACAAGGGCATTTCCGATCACGCCACCGCCGCCCGCCTGCTCCGACTGGAGCAACAAGCCGCCATCCCGACGCCCTCATCCTTTTCGCAGCCGGCCATGCCGAAGATCAACGTCAAGGAGATGGGCGGCAACATCAATTCGTGGGCCAGAAACGAGGCTACTGCCGCGCTGACTGACATCATGAAGGCACGGAGAATCGCATAATGCACTTCGCAAACAACGGGCGGGCTGACCCGATCACTTTTTCCTTCTGGAGATAAATCATGCCCGTCCTCGGTCAAGGCATCGTTCCATCTGGCAGTATCGCTACCGAACTGACGGCGGTAACACGCCGTGCGTTCATTCCCAAGCTGGTTGTGCAACTGTACAACTCGACCCCGCTCCTCGCCGCCCTGATTGCCAACTCGCAGTCGGCCGCCGGTGGCGTGTCCTCGGTGTCGGTTCCGGTGCAGGGCGCTCAGTTGGTCAACGCGCAATGGTCGGACTATTCTGGCTCGTTCTCGCAGCCGGCGGTTCAGCAGGGCGTGTCGCTGGCCGAGTTCAACCTCAAGCTGGCGATTACCCCGATCCCGTTCCTCGGTATGGAAGGCGCAGTCCAACTCGACTACGCAGTCATTCCGCTGATCGAAGCTCGGATGAACGATGCCACGAACGTCACTTGCGATGTGTTCGCTACGGCACTCTACAACAACACCTCGAACCAGCAGGCGTTCATCGGCCTGCCGGGTGCAATCGACGACGGCACCAACTTGGTGAATTACGGCAACATCAACCGTAACTCGAACACTTGGTGGAAGTCGAAGGTATATGCCGCCGGCTCGGTCAATCCGACCCGTCAGAACGTACTCCAGTATATCTCTGGCACCGTCAAGAACGGCGCGGAAGTCCCGACCTTTGCGGTCTGCGGCTTCGGCACTTGGACGCTGCTGGCGCAGGACTTCGTGGGACAAGAGTCCTACATGATTACCCCGGACAAGGCATTCGACAATGACCCGGATGGCCCGCGCAGCGCGTTCCGTGCGCTGATGGTGGCCGGCGTCCCCGTCTTTGCCGACCCGTACTGCCCGGAAGGCATCATGTACCTGATAAACAGCAACTACGCCAACCTGTACTTCCATGAGCAAGCATCGTTCGCCTTCACTGGCTTCGAGAGCACCTTGTCTAACTGGCAGTTGGGCTATGTGGGCGCTTTGGTCAACATTGCCGAGATGGTTGTCACGAAGCCGAAGGCGATGACTCGCGTCGGCGGCTACAACTCTCTCTCGATTTAAGGAGAAGGAAACATGGGACTCAATCAGATTGCCTTTCCCGGCCAAGCCGCTGCCGCTCGTGTTGCCGTATTCCAGCAGAACAGCGGTCAGCAAGCCATTTCGCAAGCCTACGGCGGCGCGTTCGACATCTCGCTCGCTCCGGGCCAGGCGATTTTGCTGCCTGCCGGCCAATGGCTGACGCAGGCCGGCCCGTACTCAGACATCCAGTATTGGGATAGCCAGTCGCAGATGTGGCGCAACCTGTTTGCTGCCGCAGATGCCGCGCCGATCCCGATCAGTGCGGACGGAACCAACTACCGCTTCGTCAACCTGTCCGGTTGCGCGGTGGGAGCGGTCGTCACCACCGCCGGAACCTCCAACGGTGCGACGACGACCTCCATGTACACCCCGAGCGGTGTCTGGACGGGTGGCGTCTTTACCGCTGGTACGCCGGCCATCATCACCACGGCATCGTCGGGCGGCGCGACCTTCAACACCTTTATCGGTGGAGCGATCAGTTCGATCACGACCGGATGGATTTCCGCAGGCGGTACGGGTTATGCTGTTGCCCCGAAGCTGTTGGTGATTCCGCCGGCTAGCCAAGGTAGCCAGCCGTTCATTCCGGCCACGCTGACTTGTACCATTTCCGGCGGCGCGATCAACGCTGTCACCGTTACGAATCAGGGCGCGGGCTACGTCGCTCCTCCGACCGTTCTGGTGCTGAACCAGCCGGGCGACACGACGGGCGCGGGCGGTGCGGTTACGATCCCGGTTTCCTCGATGACGGGTGCTGGTCAGGTAACTGCCGTCACGTTGGCGACCCCCGGCGCGGCGCAGAGTGCCGTTCCAACGCTGTCCTTCTCGGGTGCTTCCGCTCCCGCCTCGGCTGCGGCGACCATCCTGATGAATTTCTCGGTGGTGGCTGGCGGCACGGCAACTGCCGGCTCGGGTTACACGAACGGATACTCGCTCAAGGCTATCAACGGCATCGCGACGGCGACCCCGACCTACACCAATCCGGCAATCGAGAGGGGTATTACCATCCCGTCCGATCCGGTCATCTTCAACAACAGCGCGACCGTCGTGGCAATCACCGCTCCGATGATTGCTTTTGGCGGCATTGGCTTCCAGACTGTCCCGAACCTTGCTGCAATCGGCATCGGTACGGGCGGCGGTATCACCTCGACGGCTGTTGGTGGCACTGCGGATACCTGCCTGCTGTACCCGATCTAACCTAGTAGGGGGCTGACCCGAATGCTGAAGGTAACGAACAACAACACGTTCGACTTGAACGACCGCTACAACGGGCAGGACTTTTCATTCCCTGCCGGCAAGACGGTCGCTCTCGATCTGGATGCCGCAAGGCATATCTTCGGCTTCGGGGAGGCAGACAAAATCCCCTACCTGACCCGGCAAGGATGGATGCGAACCTCGGGCGACCTAGACACTGGAATGCGAATCCTCGGTGGGTTCGTATTCGATTCGGTGAGTGACGTCGTTTCAGGCGAACTCATCCTGACAGAGCAAGGATCAGCCCCCTTGCAGGCAGAGGAAGGGGAAGCGCCGACTGATGCGGCGTCCGAACCTTCCTCTGCCACCCCATCGCTCAACAGGGGCGGCAAACGGAACATTCTCGACCAGCTTGCGGGTGCTTGAGCGACTGAGGTAGTCCTCGTCATGCGACACCGGGAGACAGGCGGACATGACAACTCTATCTCAGGAAATTCTCAAGGTTCGCCGGCTTCTGCACGATGCCAATAGCAACTATTGGTCTGACGCGGAGCTAACCGACTACATCAACGACGGGCGCAATCGCGTCGTCGCGGACACCGG